GTCACAGCTCGCTGCGCATCGGCTCCTGCCTGCGTTTCTTCGTCAGTAGCAAGCTCAACAATCCCCGCATTCGCAGTTGTTGCAGCAGTGAAAGAGAAAGACACGTCGCCGAAAGCGATGTTCCCTGCGTTGACGCCTTCGAGCTTCATGTCGATAGCAAGGAGCAGATTGCTTGACTCCTGCTTTGCGATGATCGGCGTGCTCTGCGAGTAAACAGCGAAAAGCGTCCCATCAGAAAGGAAAAGGCCGAACTCGCACACTTCATACGAGCCCGGGCCGTCATCCTTGCACGCGACGTGAATCGCATTGTCGCCTGCTTGCCCACCTTCTAGGATCGGCATGCGCTTGACTTGAGCTTGTAGCTGTGTCTGCTCTTTGGTTGCTGTGTATTTGCCGGTGCCGACGCCGATTCCCGAAATCGTGACGGCGTTCGTACCGGTCTCTTGTGCATTGATGACAGCCTGAATACCTGCCGTCGTCAAAACGATGTCCATGAGAGTCCCTCCTTATTTTGCGAGCCCGACAAGCGAGCGCATCGCGATAGGCCGCACACCGACGAAGAAGCCGGCGGACGCCTCGATGTCCTTGCTCACAATCTCTTCACTTCGAATCCGCGCGTAAGCTACCGGGCGCAGATAGCCGTCGATCCCGAGCCCGCCATCCAGCTGACGAACGAGTACGAATGTGTAGTGCGAACGGACCGGTTTCGCGTCGTCGACGAGCGCGAAAAGGTCCTCCTGCATTTCGGCATCAAGCGTGCCGTCGATGTTTCCAAGCGTCGCCTGAATCTCGAAAGTGTGCGGAGTTCCCTTCGGCTCCATCTGCCACCACTCTTTAATGGTCGCAGCCGATCCAATCGAAGAAACCGCATCCTTGACAGCACGAAGCGTGCCTTTCTTGCGCTTTTCGCGCACAACGTTTTTCAAGACGCTGCGCTTCAAAGCAACGGGCCACGAATCGCGCCAGACGCTCGCATCCCACCCGTAGGCGACATGGTCGAGCTGCGTGCTCGTGAGTTTGTCAATGCTGACGTAGATCGACGGAAGATCAACCGCCGCCGTCATATCGAGCAACTGCTTGTCAAGCGCCGTCGCGCTGTGCTTGACGTTGTCGTCTTGAGCAATTGAGTCCGGAAGTAAGTCGCTCAGCCTTACGTCCGCGAGCCCCTTACTCATCCTTGTAGCCCTCGTAAACGATCTTCACGCCAGTGCATTGGGCGACCTGGTCGCTTTCGAGCTTCTGGAAGTCAACTGGCTTCATCGTCGGGTTGTCGATGCGCGAAGCTCCCGCTTGCATGACGTACTGAATGAGCCTTGCAGGGAGAATGTCGCGACCGATTTTTCCTTGCTGCCACACGCGGTATTTTTCGACCGCCCTTTCGACATCAGATTTGATCTGCTCGGCGCGCGAACTGTCCTCGCGACTGATCCAGTAGTGAATCTCAAGCTCGTAATTCACGGCCTTCGGCGCAAGCACCTGAACGAAGTCCGTGAGAGGTCGACGCGTTTCATCACTCAAGTACGCATCGATCTGCTCAAGCGTTTCTTTGGAAGGCAATTCGCCGCCCGCAAGAAGCACATAGACATCGACCTCGCCCGGTGTCGGGGAGGTAACGGAAACGTCAAGCACGGAGCTCGACACGCTCTTCGCGTGATAAACGTACGCCTTCTCAGGCCCCGCAACAGAGAAGCCGTTCGGTGCGAGTCGAATGCGCTCGGCAAGGGACTCGTCACTTTCCGCTTCAGAGCCGCCTGTCGTGATGGTTGTGTTCTCGGCTTTCGCTACGAACGTCATTGGCTTGACGATGGTGTTGACCTGACCGGCAAGGTAGTCGTTGCCGACCGTCCCTGCAACGGTGCAGGATGCCGTGACGCTCCCTTCGAGCTTACCTTTCTCAATATTGAGTTCATGGTCCGTCGCGAATGTCACAACACCGTTCGTCACCTCAGTTCCTGCAGGGATCGTGTAGACCGTCGCCAGAGCCTGCGAAAGCGTGAATTTGATCGTCGTGACGGCCTTGCTTTCAGAAAGACGCGTAACGCTCAAAAGCGTGCCGAGTGCATCGAGGTAGTCGTCCTGAGCATATGAAAGCAGGTTCTGCTGCGCCGCCAGATTCACAGCCGTGCGCTGTTGAATGATGACGGCAGCAAGGCTCAAAAGGTAGAGTCGTACTGGGTCGCCCGCCGCGAGGGTTCGCCCACTTGCTTGTTCGTACCCAGTGATAATCTCGGCCTTGATGGTCTCGGCGTCCGTTTCAAGGAATTCAACCGCCGGCAAGTGCCAACGGGGAATTGTTTCAGCCATGTCTTATTCCTCCTCTCCGATTTGCACAACAACGCGCGGTTTCAAAATACCGTCCATTGCGCTCGCAGTGTCCTCGTCAAAGTCGACAGACACGACCGTTGCTCTTGGCTCGTACTCCTCAATCGCGTCAATCACCTCAGACCGCATCAGCATCTTTGCAACCGGCATTGGTTTGTCGATATGCGCCCACGTCAGCCCGAAGTCTCGGTCCAGAGGAACGGAGCCCTTACGCGTGCTGAGGATCGTCCGCACGTTCTGCAGAATCTCTCGCACCTCGTCAGACGGCGCGAAGTCGACTTGACTTGATAGCGTCACTGTGTACTGAGCCATTACGCCGCCTCCTTCAAGGTGATGCTGACCTCTGCAGAGACGCAGATGCCAAGGTTGTTGTGATACTTGCGCTCTTCACCGATTGATTCGATTACGAACTTTCCGAGATAATCTGGACCGATGAGCAAACGCTCAGCCTGTTTCTTCTCGAGCATTTTCTTGAGCTGAATGAGCGCTGCCAAAGGCGGGGTCCCGAGCATCGAGTTCAGCTGAATGTTGAAGCTGACCTCTGTGAGTCCTGGACCGATGTATTCAAGAACGGGTTTCTTGCCTATCACTTCGTGCGTCGCCCATCGAACCGAGCGTGAAACTGACAGGTCCTTGAAGGTGAATGTCACTGCACTACTGCAGAGAAAAGGCAGTTTGCCGAAAAGACCAACTGCCGAAAATCCCAGGCCCATTTTCTCCTCGCCTCCTTACAGCGGCGGACTCGTCGGAGCGCCGTCGCCTTGTTCTTGATGTTTGTGCTTCATGAGGCTAATGCCGCCCGCCGTCACGTCGCTCGAAGCTTCGATCTGGCCCTGCAGCTTCATGTTCCCTGTGACCGTCACCGCAGCACCTCCACCTCCGCTGACGGCGAGTCCGTCCTTTCCGGTGATGAGACCGGCGACATTCAGAACACCGGTAACGTCCGTCTTCGGCGTGTCAAGCGTTATGCCCGACGAGGCGTTGACCGTCGCGGTCGTGCAATTGATCGTCACCGCATTCGGCACCGTGATAGAGCCATCCTGTCTATTGAACACAACCTCCGTGCCTTCAATCGTGACGGTGAGCTTGTGCTCCGCTCGGTCGTAGCAAACGCGCGTGTCGTCGTCGAAAACTACCGTGCGGCGGTTTTCCGTCGATTCCGGAGGCGTCACCTCTCCCGCGTAGATCGAACCGAGAATGACGCCGTCTTCCTGCCCCTCGCCGAAGAAGAGCACGATGGCGTCCTCGCCGACGTCGGGCATGGCGTAGTCGTGATTCTTGAGCGAGTTGCGCTGAAGAACGGGGAGGTCGAAGCTCACGATGCTATCCTCGTCGTCGAAGACCACGCGGGCTGTGCATTTCGCAGGGTCGATGCTCGAGATTTCACCAATCTTGATGAGGCTCGGCACCCCCTCTGGCATGTCAAATAGGTTCATGCCGCACCTCCTCAGTAGTTGTTGTTGACGCGGCGAACCGAAAGGCTCGTCACGTAGCCGCTAGTGCTGACGCTGTGCGAAGCGCTCTCGATTATGAAACCGCCGTCGAAACTTCCGAATCCCTTGAGCTTGATGACGACACCCGCCACAAGGGACGTGTCACCGACAAGAGAAAGGCTGCCTGTCATCTTCCGAAGATTGAGCTTGCGCAGCGTTGCTTTTGCAATGCGCTTCGCCTCATCGATCGAGGTCGCACGCTTCTTGACCTGGTACTCCTGACCGTCGTCATCGGCGTTCGGATCGACGTAGGTGTACGTCATGACGGCAGGATTTTTCTTCTCAGGAACGGCGTCGATGTCGTACTCGTTCGACGTGTAGCCGCCTGCAGAAGACTTTTTCTTCTCTTTCGGGTTTCGGTACGAAATCGTGCAGGACTTGTACGTCTCAGACTGCTGCGACTCGAAGTCCCACGAAAGGATGTCCGAGACGCCCAGCGTGAGCGTTTTGACGGGCTTCTTCTTCTCGTAAAAAGCCTGGTCGAAGATCACAATCTGCGAGTCCGTCACCTTGATCGAAAGCCCGGCGTCTTCACATAGGCGCGAGAGGAACTTCAGGTTACTTTCGGCCTTCTGGTCTTGGCGGTCGTAGCTCGGGTTCTCCTTCGAATCGAAGAGGAGCTTGACTTTCGCGGCCGCCGCGATTTCCTGAGCGATGCCCTTGAGCGTCTTTTTCTCCCAGGCCTTCGTGATCATCTTGCGACGAATCGGGGTGTTCATAGGGATCGACACGGCTCGCATTTCGAAGACACGAGGCGAGCCACTTGTGCGGAGCGAATCGACGAAGAACTTTCCGCAGAAAAGCTCGCGCCCCTTCTTCCCATCAACCGTCCCGGATGCGATGTAAGCTCGGACGACTTCACCGCCGTCCGGCTTCCACTTGCTCGCCCATTTTCCCGTCGGGTCTTTGAGCGTGAGAGTGATTTCGTCCGCCTCATTCGTTTCCTTGTCGTCGTAGGAAAAGGAAAGAAGGTCAGGCAGAATATCCTGCGTCACAGAAGTGCCGGCTTCGGTGAAGAGGAGCCTCAAATAGGTCTGGATAGGTCCACTCATCGCGCACCCTCCTGACGTTTCCAAGGCGGCAGGTTCTCAGCAAACTCCATCGAGTCTGTGTCAATGTCCGGCACATTGAGCACGACGCCCGCACTGAAGAAAACCGTCTTCCGGTGCTGTAAATTCGCGCGGATCAGTTGGTCCATCAACGCCTCAGAGCCATAGACTCGCTTAGCGATGATGTCCCACGTGTCCTGCGCGACGGTCGTGTATGTCTTCACGTCACCGCCTCCTTATGAAAAAGATAGACGCTGCTGATCCGCCAACAGACGGCGCAGGTCCTTTTCAAGCTGTCGTCGACCTTCATCAAGGCCGCGCTTCACGCCTTCGTAGGCATCACCAGAGCCGCCAGAAACGTTGATGACAGGAGCGAAATTGACGGTGATTCCGCCGCCCATGCCGACCCCGGAGCCAAGCATTGACGAGAGCTTCGACAGAGGAATCACAGCCTCCGGCTCGCCGCCTTCGCCAATGTTGGCAAGCGTCGAACGGGTAGCAATGCCGCCTTCAGCAAGTTGCGGAATCTTCGGCAGGTTGACGCCGAAGGTCTGACCTCCGAACTTCGGGACCCACTCCGGAATATCAACCGAAATGCCGTTGATCGCGCCGATTGCCCCGTTCACCAGATTGATGACGCCGTTGATCGGAGCTTTTGCAATACCCTCAAGCGCCTGAAAAGCATTCGAGAAAATACCCTTAACGTTCTCCCAGGCCGCAGACCACTGTCCGGTAAAGACGTTTTTCACGAAGCCGATCAGGTTCGAGAAGACGCCCCAGACGTTTTTGGCGACACCAGCGACAATCGCAAAGTTTGCCTTCACGACCGAAGCGATATTCGGGAAGTTCGAGGAGAACGAATTCCACAGCTCGACAGCCTTCGCCTTGATCACGTCCCAGTTTTTGTAGACAGCAAGCCCGGCACCAATGAGCAATGTGAAAGCCGTAATGACGACGCCTACCGGATTCGCTCTCATGGTTCCGTTCAGCAGGAGCATCGCTGTCCGCATCAGCTTCGCCGTTGCCGTCGCAGCCGTCACAGCAATTTTCCAAGCCCCCATCGCAAAGGCCTGAGCCTTTGACGCGACCGTCGCAAGAACGGTGCTGTTCCTCATCAGCGTGATTGCCTTCTGGATGTTCAGGAAACCCTTGTACATCGAGATGACCGGGCTCGCCAAAAGCGCGAAGCCAAGGCGTAACGCATGAAAGGCGGCCACAGAACCGAGAATCGCGCCGCCGACCTTCATGGCCGTCAGAATCAACGACTGGTTCTCACTCACCCACTTGATGACGCCCTCGCTACTTTTCACGAAGGCTTCTGCCGACTTTCGGACAGCCGGAAGAAGAGCGGTCCCGATTCCGCCGGCGACTAGCTTGACCGCGTTACCTGCAATCTGCAGAGAATTCGACGTCGTATCGGCACGAGACTGAAACTCTTTCAGCATGGACCCGGCATACTGCGCCGGATCGGAAATCATCGCGAAGTTGCCTGCAAGCAAGTCGCCCTGCTTGGCAAGCGTTGCCACCGCAGACTTCACACCCGCCTCGTTACCGAAGAGAGCACCGATGATCGAAGACTTCTGGTCTTCTCGTAGACCGTTGATGCGCTTGAAAACATCCTGAATCGCCTTTTGGGCGTTTTCAGAGCTCGACGTCATCATGTGAGCCATCTTGCCCGCGTCGATGCCGAGCGCTTCCATCGCCTTCTTCTGACCCTTCGTAGCGCCTTCACCAGACGACAGCGCGTTAATGAAGGACATCATCGAGGTCGAAGCGACTTCGGACGAAACGGACGCAGATCTGAACGAGCCGGCAAGAGCCGCAATCTGCTTCTCATTCATCGCGGTCAAGCCCTTCAGGGCACCACCGGATCGAGCAAGCACCTCGACGACGTCCTTCGCTGAAGCTGACGTGGTATTGCCGATCTGGTTGACAATGTCGAACATCGCCTTCGACTGCTCGATGTTGATGCCCATCTTCGACTGAATGTCAGCGTATGCAGCCCCGACCTCATCGCCAGTCATATCGAACGCGATTGCCATTTGGTTCTGAATCTCAACGAGCTTCAGAGCCTCGTCAGCCGTCTTTGCAATACCGGACTGGAAGGCGTTCGCGGCCATTGCCGTCATGTCTTCCGTGCTCTTCGCGTACTGTAGCGAGAGCTTCTGGATGCCATCAAAGACTTGCTTGTAATCGTCCGAAAACTTGCGAAGCTCAGCCTGTTGGTCTTCAAAGCTCATCGCCTGCTTGACCGGAGCGCCTGCGGTTGCGGCAACCGTAGCACCAACGCCCATCAGAGTGCCCGCGCTTGAAGACCTCATTTCGCTCATCTTCCCTTGAGCATCATTGGCCTTTCCAAGGCGCTCGTTGATCTTCGCGAGCTTCTGTTGTGCCGCTCTAGCCCTGTCGGCCGACTGCGCGAGTGCATTTTGTCGGTCGATAAGTGTCCTCAGGTGCGTGCCGGTTGTCCCCATCTGCCCGTCGAGTTCGCGCAGAGAAGTTCGATTCTTATCAAGAGCCTTCTTCGACTTTTCAAGGGCGGCTTTCGCCTTGTTGAATTCGGAGACCATCTGGACGGACGGCTCCTTGGTCGCACTCATCGCTCTCCCGAGTGCAGCGACCTTTTCTTTCGCACGGATGTACTCTCGTGAACTTTCGCCAACAGCCTTGCGTGCCTTTACGAGACCGTCCATCTTTGCGGCTTTCGCGTTCAGCGTAGCGAGTGAATCACCCATGCGGGCGACGGTCTCTTGCCCTTTCTTGAAGGTGCTCGCGAAGTCTCCGGAAAGCTTCCCCGCGATCTTGAAGGCGATGTCGTAAACCTTCGACATGAGGTCACCTCCTTTCAAAAACAAAGCCCGCCGAAGCGAGCTTTCCGTACAAAAGAAAAAAGCCCGCCAAAAGCGAGCTCCATCTTTTCAAATTTGGGATGCGTTAGAAAATCAGGATGTACAGGCCGAAAAGAATCACGACCCATAGCAACACACCCAAAACCGTCATAACGCCTTCAACAGCGCCGTTCAGTAAACGCATAAACATCCAATCCCCTCCTTCAGTACTCACAGCATACCGTTGAAAGGGACAGAAGTCCCAGAATAAGCAACTCACTTTCGTTTATTTGCCTTCGCTTCGGCTTCTAGCTGCTTTGTTATCGTTCTGTTCCATGATGCGAGCTCAATCAATGGCTCTTGCATCCACTCAAGCGCACCGCCTTTCATGACGCGTGCGATGGATACCGCCGCCGACTTGACCTCGTCGTCAGGATCAGACCGTTCTGCAAAGCCGATCACCCCAACAAAAAATTGCTGACCTCCTGCCCGATTGCGCAGTAGTCCTTGGCGGGAAGGTTTTCCATGAACTCAATCGGAAGCTTCGCGGCCTTCGCAGCAAGGTACACGCAGAAGTCAGTGTCCACGGCAACCAACGGAGAAATATTCCCCGCACGCGCCCATTCGCGCTTCACCGCAGACACATCCTTGCCAGTAAGGACATCAAGGTTCAGTTCGATCTCCGTGTACTTCTGGCCTTCAAACTCATATTCCTTAGAGAGGATGTACTTCATGTTTTTCACTCCTTTGTTTTGGGTTTGCCGGGGCACGACTCATGCCGCCCCCGGCGTAGTGCTTTACGCCAAGCCCAGGTCCTTTCGAACGCTGGCGAGCTTGTCTTCACCGTCAAACTTTGCGATGAAGTTGTACTTGTCGATTTCGATGAGTTCCTTGCCATTCACAAGGACCTTCATGTAAATCACCTCGAACTCGGTTTCGCTGTCCGTCGTAGAACCGACCTCAAACGAACCGAGCGAGACGCTCTTCGGCGTTGCACGCAGAGACACACGAACGGGCACAGACGAATATTCGCCAAGTGCAGCGTCGTAAACCTGCTGCGATCCGCGCAAGTCAAGCGCATGCGCCTTTTGATTCGCAAGCTTTGCAAGTTCGGGCGTGATGGTGCGCCAAGTGAAGGTCGCAGTCATCGAACCGAAGTGGCCGAGAATCGGGCTCTCAACTTCGCCAGCAATGCCTGCTCCGCTGACCGTGTCACTCATCGCCTCAATGGACGGCAAGTCCACATTCGCGACGCCGAGCAAGTCGTTTCCGTCGTTGTAAACGCGGAAGTTAATCAGGCGCTCGGGCACCTTGTTTCCAGTTGCCATAATTCAAGCCTCCTTTTATTCAAACAGCGTAGAGAGATAGCTCGCGTCGTACTCAAGAATGAAATCGATCTCGCGATTTGGCGACGGCGGCGTGATGTACACGTGAAAACGTGCAATGCCGTCCATCAAATCAGTCGTCGGGTTTTCGCTCTCAAGGAACTCCACGCGACCGCCGAGAATGTACTGGCGAGCCGCAAGCCCGTTGAGCCAAATGTTCGCGCTGTCAACGATCGTGTCAACCTGACGACGATTCAGCGGCGCATCAACGCGCTGCCAGAAGGTCTGAACAAGTGTGTTCCCGACCCAGTTGAACATGCGCCGAACCGGAATGAAGGAGTCCTTCACGTCCGTGTTGCCCGGATAGCAAGCCATGCGGTTTCCCCAACAGACCCAGCCGCCGATAAAGTTGAGCGCCGTCACGACCCCCTGGCCGTTCAGATACTTGCCGTTCTCTGGACCGAGCCACACTTCCTTACCGTTCGCGAGGACCGTAGCCGTCATCTGAAAGTTCTTGTTCGACGGGCTGACATACGGCGTGCCGTCGTTGTCCCCGTCAACCTTCCCAATAAGCCCCATCAGCTGCGTGCTCATGTGGTACACCGTGCCGGAAAGAGCAAGCATCGGCCAACAAGAGACCTGAGCCTCGTCGACAATGTTATTGTTGTTCTTCCATTCAGCGACCTTCGAGTAGGAATCGACGGCGTCCGTCGGAACGTCGATAAGGGCAATCGCACGGAAGTGTTCGTTGATATTGACAGCCTTGGCCGCCATCACAGCTGCCACTTCAGGATCGCTCGAATACTTCGGAGCAACGATCTGACCAGGGACAAGGCGGAAGCGCGGGAAGCACTCGCCAACAAGTTCAAGGCCGCTCTTTGCACCGTCGACGGAAACGCCGCCGATGATTTCAGACTTCGTAACAGCAGACGGATCGAGCTTCTCGGCCGCCAAAGTCAGCGACGCGCCAACCGGCACCTTGAAGTTGTCCTCGTCCTTCTTCGAAGTGATGACCAGATGCCCCGCATCATTGAAGGTCGCGACGAAATCCGTACCTTCCTGATAGGTCGTCACGTCCTGAGAAAGCTTGAGAGTCGACAGGATGATGCCGGTCTCAGCAATCGTTGCAGAGCCGGTCTTCGAGTCAAGCGTCACCGTCTTTGCCGTCGCCGTCTTCTTGTGCTTCGTAGGATCAAGCACGTTGACAACGATGATCGGCGCGACGCCAAAGAGAGCGAACTGCGAATAAATCGCCTCACTCAATGTGAAATCGTACTTTTTCAGGCCGCTCGCACTGTCCTCTACCGGCGGCACGTAGCCAAAGGCTGCGACAGCCTCATCATACGAGTAGCAGAGCGTCGGGCGGTTGACGTTGGTCGGATCGGTCATATTGACCGGAGCCGTCCCGACGATGAAAGGAATGGCCGCCTCTACCTGCACCGGCGGCAGGATAGAAGTCGGCACTTCGGAGATTTTTACCCCGTGGTTGTATGCCATTTGATGACCTCCTTAGAGTTCATTTTTGAGTTGACGCACATAGGCGTGCAGGATGTCGCCCTTCACACCGATGCGCTTTCGCGCTGTCGCCAGTTCAGACACCGGGACAAAGAGACCGCGCAGGGCCTCACTCTTTTCGCGCATCGATACGACGTGCGGAGGAAACTCCCCTGCACGGAACACCGCATTGCGCATCAGTGCACCACCTCCAAGGGTCGGCCCGATATAAACGACAGCCTTTCCCTCGGTGGTTTGCGCTTTTTTAGTTGTGGGTTTCTTCATAGTCATCAGAAGTCCTCCTCCTTATCAATTGGCTGCGGCGTGCGGATGTCCCACGTCGTCTGCATGTCGAGCTGCCAGTACGGGTAGGGCTGCTCTGCGTAGGTGCTCCACTTGATCGGATGCTTCAGCCGATACCGATTAGCAAGAACCATTCCTGGCAAGGAGCAAAGCGCAGTGCGAATGCGGGACATGACGTTCAGGCAGTACTCGTGCCCGTCGTATTCTTCCGAATAGGTCCCGACGATGATCGAAACCCGCACCTCGGTTGAGTCTTGCTCTGTCGCGCCTTCGTCGGCCCTGACAAGAACGAAAGGAAAGTCGTCGTCCTGACCAGATCGTTTGGGCGGTAGATACCCATTTACGACTTTCGGAGCGCGAAGCTCGCCCTCTGCAAAACCGCGCTCAGGCTTCGTTGGAAGCGCGAAGTTCTTCACGGCCTCGGAAACTAGTTCTCGAATCGCGCGTGTAAGTTCGTTTTCGACCATGCGAATCACCCCTTGCGTTTTTTGTATTTACCGGTGTTTCCGCCACCCAGGAGATAGCCGGTCTCGTGATCCAGTCGGTTAAAGAAGGTCTCCTGCATCGTCTTTTCGACGTTGTCAACGACCTCGTTGTTCTCAGACAGAACTGGAATTGCAGGACCATAGACCTCTTGCACAGGAAGCGACCTCGTATCCAAACGCTGAAGAATCCTTCCGCGATAGACGAACGCTTTCCCCAACGGCTTCAAGCCTCCCCTTGCCTTGACGGCGACACGAACTGGCTTTCTTTTATTGCCAGTCGTGTCGGTTTTTGGCCTGGTCTTGTAATTCACCAACGGGAGACGAGGTCCCTTACTTGTAACCAACGCTTCAAGACTTGAGCGCGTTGCCTTCTCGATTGAGAAGTTGCGACGCACCGTAGAAGCCTTGATCGTGTACTCCTGTCGGATCGTAGAGACAGCAGCAGAGCGTCCGGAAGTTGCTGCACGATTCAGCGCACGGCTGACAGCGACCTCATAGCCTTTCGGAATCTCAGAGAGCAACTTTGCAGCCTTCTCAAGAGCTTTCTTGTTCCGCGCCTGCCCGTCGGAAACGATGACCTCTAGCGCTTTTTCGCTCATTGCTCATTCGCCTCCGTCACAATGACGAGCACGCCGCCCTCATTGCTGACAGACTTGACAAGATGAAGCGCGCCGTCGATGTTGAGAAGCTCGCCCTCGACCGGCGTTTCAATCACGCCGACTTCGACGTATATCGTCAGTTGGTTGACAAAAACGCCAAGGTATGAATCGTCGCCGTTCGCCTGCGTGATGATCTTGTCGAGAATGCACGGCACAACCTCATGGCCGATTTCGTGCTCCTCGGCAAACTCGTCGAGGTTGATGAAGACGTTCTGCACGTCAGCAGCAACGAAATCCTTGAAGGCACTCATCCCGCCACCTTCTTCGTCGTGCGACGCTTGACAGGTTGCTTGACTTCAACTTCTGGCTCATCTTCTGCTTCGGGAATCGGAGCAAAAGCAGCTTCCGGCGTCGGCAATGGAGCTTCTTCGACAGGGTCGTCCTCGACCTCATTCACGCCGACAAGCGCCAGATTTTCCTTGAGAAGCTGAAGGCCGACCGTATCGTCAACCTCGATCTCCTCACCTGCCGTGTAGCGTTTGCCGGAAATGAGAAGGTTTTCTAAAAGAACAACTTTCATTTCTGTCCCTCCTACGAAAAAGGGCAGGTCGTATTGCCTGCCCTAATTCGGTTTTTGTCGCTCTTAAGCGAGAGCTTCGATGACGTGGAAGCCGTGAATCTGCTGAATGATCGGCAGCGGACGGCTCTTGATCTGCACAATACGACCAGACGGGTTGGCGCGCTGAACCCAAGAATCAGGGACACGAGCGCCTTCGTAGAACTTGACCGCATCATCACCGGTCAAGGAAACCAGGCCGTAAGCAAGCATCGTCTTCGCGTTCGGGCTTGCGAGCATGCAGAGTTTTTCGGGAACCATCGGCTGTTCCTTGCCGGCGTCATCCGTGTACCACTCGTCATAAGAGTAGATATCAAGACCGGAGTCCTTGAGATAGCCCCAGTACGTCACGCCATTCGGCAAGTGCTGCGGATCAATCGCGCCCATGTCGACGCGACGCGTATCGAGCTGATTGGCAGTCGTGAGCTTATCGAGGATCGTATCAAGCACCTTCGAGCCGCAGATCAGCTCGTGCGGCGTAAAGCCGCCGGACTGAATCATCGTGCGACGAAGCGTACGAAGATCGCCCATGATCTGGGCGGCGTCAGCAGCGTCCCACTTCGTGCCCAAAGTAGTCTTCGGCTGCTCCTTCGTCTCCAGGTGAGCCCAGTAGTTCAGAACTTCATCGTAGCCTTCGCCCTTGACCGTCACCTTGCCCTGGAAAAGAGCCTCGGCGCACATGACCTCTTCACGACGCGTGATGATGTCGTCGAGGTCGGACAAGTCCTTGCCGAGGATTTCGGCAGCACGCTGCGTCGGGCTCTTTGCGGAGTAGATCGTTTCGCCAGGCAGGCGCTTCAGCATGTCTTCTGCCGTCGTCACGCGCATCGGAGAAACTTCCGGCGCTTCGTAACTTTCCGTGCGGAAGCCTTCGCGCGTCAGCACGACACCGCCAACCTTCGGGTTGACGAAGGGCGCAATCTTGCGACCGCCGCGACCGATGATGTCGAAGTCGATCTTCTGGGTGTGGAAGGTCGGGCGATTCGTAAAGTAGCGATCGCGCAACCAGGTGGAATTGCTCTTTTGGCCTTCTTCGACCATCGCGAGCATCGTGCGAGTAGTAAACATATCAATTGCCATTGTTGTAGTCCCTCCTGAGATTTAGATGCTCGGCTTGAAGAAGATGCTGACCTGACGAGCAGACGGCTTGAAGTCCGCAACGGCAGCGCTGTTCTCAGCGTTAAAAGAAAGAGCATCTTCGTTGAATTCGCCGGTGAGATACACGGCAGCGACCTTGTCGCCGGAAGCCGTATCCACGTCCTCGGCAAGGACTGCATACACTGCAGAAATCGTCGTCTTCCCAGAGTCAACCTTGCAGAGCGTGCCGTCCTTATCAAGCAGAGCGCCGCGCTTGAGCACGCCCTGGCTAGTCTTGACCATCATGCTGTCAGCAACAACCGGCATGATCTGCGACGCAGCGAAAAGATTGTCGACAGTCGTCGTATGAGTTTCTTGCATTGCCATTTCTTCTTCCTCCTTTACTTGCGAGCGAAGGCGCGCGCACCTGCTTCAATGGCCGCCTTCATTTCGGCGTCCAGCTTTGCCTTCGCTTCTGCCTTCGGATCAAGGCCTTCATTGCCTTCCGATTCGATACCCTCAAGAGCCTTCGCGTCGCTCTTGCGATCCTTGAGCATCTGTGCGCCGCGAGCCTTGTCGACCTTCAGGATCTGAACTGCAAGCGCTTCTGCGGTCGTCTTGCCGTCAAACTTCGCTGCGTTCACAAGGTCTTCATGACCTGCGACAGCGATGTCTTCGATCGCCTGGATGCGTGCGCGTTCATTCGTAGCGCCTTCGGCAATAGCTTCTTCGCGGATCGCCTGCACCAAGTCAGGATGTTCCGCTTTCAACGTTTCCAGATTCATCTTGTGAACCTCCTTTTGAACTGCGGATGCCTTGGGCTGTTCCGCGTGAATGAAGCCCTTCGGCGCATTCGCAAAGAAACGCGAATCTACCTTCAGGCCGTTTAACATGACGAAACCGCCAGAAGCCGTGTTCTTGACCTCCGTCGTTTCATCAATCTCATCAGCCAGACCGAACTCCACAGCCTCTTCTGCTGTGAAATAGGACTCGGCGTTGACCTTTTCCTTGATCTCGGCAACCGTGCGACCGGTCTTTTCGACATAGATGTCAATGAGGTTGTCCTCAAGCTTCTCCATGTCGTCCGCCGCCTTTCTCATGTCGTCCGTGTTCCCCCAGACGCCAGAGCTGACCTTGTGGATCATCATCATTGAGCCCCTCGGCATGACGACTTTCGCGCCAGGCACGCTCGTGATGATCGTCGCAGCACTCATGGCAGCGCCGTCAATTCGGAAGGTAATCTGTCCCTTATGCGCCTTTAGAAGCGAATAAATGGACAAGCCCGTATAAACGGCCCCGCCGAACGAATTGATCGAAATATCAAGATGGCTATCGGACGGGATTTTTCGGAAGTCCGCGAGGAATTCAGACTCGTTGAAGCCCTTCCCCCACGGATCGTCCTTCGACCCACCGACATAGCCGAAGAGATCGAGCTGCGCCCGTTTCCCCTCGGCCCTGACGTTCCAAAACTTATTCATCTGTTTCCTCCTTCTCCGGTTCCGTCGCCGGTTGCGCCGGAGCTGTCGCACTCAGACCGTCTTCCCTGCGCATTGCCTCCTCGCGCTTTCGCACCGCGTGGACTTGGTCGTACTTCATGCCAGTTAGCTCAGCTGCCTCACGTTCGCGAGTGCTGAAGCCTTCATCGACACGGACCTTCGCGGCATTGGCTTCCTTCAGCGGATCGAGCTGTCCCTGCGCGTCGCCGTACCAGTCCGCACCGCACCAAGCAGCACGGATCGCCGGGTCGTCAAAGAAGCCGGGCGCTTGCACACGCCCCTTCAGAACTGCTTCGGTGAGCCACTCCTCATAAATCGGCTGACAGAAGTTCCCGACAAGCCATTCGCGGCGCATGCGGAACATCTTCCAAGCCTCCAAGAGCGAAGCCCTCGATGCGCTATAGGACGCTGTGAAGTTCTTCACGAGAAGCTCGTAAGGAATCTCAAGCGCCGCACCGATCTGGCGACAGATAGCAATCACGAAAGGATCAAAGTTGGGGTTCGGTCGACTCGGGTCCGCAATCTGAACCTCTTCACCCTCATCAAGTGCGACGATCGACCCGTTCCCCATCTCATATGCGTTAGGATCTTTGTCGACTTGCATCGCCGGATTGAAGGCCGTCGCGAGTGGAGAATCAGGAGTGTTGCTCTTAACGAAGACCGTGAACATGCCGCTCACGACCGCCGCCATCAGCTCAGCTTCTGAATACCGTGAAAGTTGCTTCAAGGCCTCGATGACCGGAGCAAGCATCGGCACCCCTCGGCGCTGTGCAGGACGTTCAACGTCTGCCATGATGTGCAGGACGTTGCGTCGCCCGGTCGTCGTACCGAAAGCAAGCACGCGCTTCCATTCCTGTTGCAGGTTCTGGCCGATGCGAGGGATCGCGCCCGGATGATGCTTCGCAACCCAGTAGGCAACGGTCTCCCCGTAAGTTCCGACTTCGATGCCGCCGAGGACATTTGCTGTCGTCGGAGGGTTCAGCGGATCGCACACGCGGTCGGCTTCGATGAGGCCAATGCGCAGGTCGTAGGCACAGCCCTTACGCGGAATGATCGGCATCGTCACAAAGACGTCGCCACTCATCAACGCAGAAAGGAGCACCAAGGACTGAAGCTGAAAGAACGTCTGCCGTCTTTCCGCATCGCAGTTCACGCTTTCAGACCACAACCGCCATTCACGTTCGGTGTTTTCTTCCCACTCTTTCGCCTGCTCCTCGGTAAGGCCGAGGAACTTCGCATCGACCTGGGCATTCAGCGCAAGCCCGGACCCAACGACGTTCGTTCGAACGGTCTTGAGCGCACCAGTTGCAAGAGGCGAACCCATATAGAGGTCGCGCGAGCGATTGCGAAGCGTGGACAACTGATCAACAATGTCAGCGTCAGCGTCTTGGCCTGCCGAAAGCCAACCTATAAGTGATTTTTTCGCGTATGACGCTCCATGGCGACCGTATCCAGAATTTTGAGGTCCAGACATTTGTTCCAAGCGCTTTCGTCCATACTCTCGCTTCAAAGCCGCTTCTGGACTAAAAAAAGCGATTGTTTTTTCTAGTAGATTCATTTCACATTCGCCCCTCTCTGATCGGCGCGTCTAAGCGTTGCCCTTTGTGCAACCTGCTCAACAGCGTGCCGTAGTTGATGCCGTGCAACCTTGAGTACGCCGCCAAACATAGGCCGTCGATATCATGGACATTCGTGCGATTTTGCTGTTGAACCATCCACGTCGCCCAGCGGCAATTCGACGGCTCATAGTCGCCATCGACATCGATGCGGTCGATCGTCAAATCTTCTCGGTAGCCGGAGCGCTGAGCCCATTCTGCAAACGACGCATAGTCTCGCCACTCCGGACAAACAGAAACCCCTTTTCCGCCGTAGTACTTAAAGTCAGGACGATTGGGATTTACGCATCGTTGAATCATGTCCGCCCATACAACGTAAAGACGCGAACCGCATCCTCCGTGTTTGGTGCTTCTCTCAATCGTCTTCTGGACGCTAAGACAACCACAGCTTTGCGATTTCCCTTTTTTCAGGTCGTGCCCAAGAACGGCGCGTTCGACGCCACACTCGCACCGGCAAAGCCACTTTTTATGATTTCGAGCGTCTTTCCCTGCCTCGCCCAAGACTGTCCATCGGCCAAAAACAAGGCCAGTCAAATCCATACGCATAACCTCTCCTTCAAGGTCAACCCTGGGAACGCCCTGCATGGCAGGGTGCCAAGGTCGCGCCTTTTCGGAGTTGGTAGCTAATCAACTCCTAGCCGCAGGGAAACTGATTTTCAAAGGTCGCGAGGAACGGCACGCATCACACGCGCCCCCTTACGGCCGTTTTCGAGCTTGTCGATTTCGTTGCGCCAGTATTTGATGCGAGCCGCAATGTCTGAGAGCGAGGCCCTCGTCAGACTGCGGGTTCCGATCTTGTACGACTGGCCAGAGGCAACCGCGCGTTCGGCATCGAGCCACATCTTCAGATTCGCGCGGGCCTCGTCTATGGTGATCCAAGACATTCCGATGCCTCCTTTGTTTGTGATTACTTGCAGTTGTTGAAAGTCACGCCGTCTTCACGAACCGCGTCCTCTCCCGTCAAGTCCTGCCAACGCTTGATGATGACGTCGCAGTAACGCGGATCGAGCTCCATCGCTCTGGCTTTGCGCCCCGTGTTTTCGCAGGCAATGACGGTCGTTCCTGAGCCGGCAAAGCTGTCGAGCACGACGTCGCCTTTCTTCGTTGAGTTGCCAATCTGGTACTCAAACAAATCAACCGGCTTCATCGTCGGATGCTCGCCATTACGCAACGGCTTGTTGAATTCAAGGACCGTCGTTTGTTTGCGGTCCGAATACCACGCATGCCCTGCGCCATCCTTCCAGCCGTACAAGCACGGCTCGTGCTTCCACTGGTAGTCAGAGCGCCCAAGAACGAGTGAGTTCTTGTTCCATACGAGGCACTGGCGCACCTTCCATGCGTTGTCTCGGCACGCACCTCGGAAGTTGTAGCCTTCAGAGTCCGCGTGCCAGATGTAGAACGCTGCACCCGGCTTCATGGCGAAGTCGGCAGTAGAGAAAGCGTCCACCAAGAACTTTCGGAAGTTCTCGTCAGACATGTTGTCGTTCTGAATCGTCAGCTTGTCTTTCGTCGCGCCTTCGTAGGCCACGTTGTAAGGCGGGTCGGTCAGATACAGATCGACGCTGCCTTCTTCGCACAAGCGAACAAGATCGTCGATGCGCGTCGAGTCTCCGCATAACAGCTGATGGTCGCCCAAGAGCCATAGTTCGCCTGGCTTGACAACCGGGTCTTCTGACGGTTCCGCGATTTCCTCAGCATCTTGCCCGTGCTCCTCGTCGTCATCAATCGAGCCGGTCCCATCAAGAAGAAGGTCGAGCTCCTCGTCAGAGAAGCCCATGACGTCGAGGTTGAAATCAAGTTCCTGAAGTTCGCCGAGCTCGATGCGGAGAAGCTCCTCATCCCATCCGGCGTTGAGTGCCAACTGGTTGTCGGCGATGCGCAGCGCTTTCTTCTGCGCGTTGGTGAGCCCCTTCAGGCGGATCGCCGGCACTTCCTTCATGCCGATCGACTTCGCGGCCATTGATCGACCGTGGCCTGCAATGAGCTCATTGTTTTCGTCGATCAAAACGGGATTTGTGAACCCGAACTCTTTGATCGATTCTGCGACTTGCTGTACCTGCTCGTCGCTGTGCGTTCGAGCATTTCGCTCGTACGCTTTCAGATCGTCAACGTTGATGTATTCGATCTTCGTTTTCTCTTGTCGCACTAGACTTGCAACTCCTTACACGGTTATTCCCTTCGACAGCGTCCCTCGCGGCTTGCGGGGAGCAGTCTGCTGTCTGAGTGCCCCACCATTCTGATAGAAGTCGGCGAGGAACTCGAAGTTCGGGTTCAGCAATTCGAGTGCGGCAGTCGCGTAGACCGCGCAGTCCAGGGCTTCGTTTCGTTCGCGGATTTTCTTCCACGCCATCTTTACGACGCCTTTTTCGAAGTGTTTGTCAAGCACCTCTGCTGTGAGTTGCTTGAAAAAGTTTTCAGAGAAGCCTCGATCTTCCTGAGCCGCGTAATGGGCGAAGTTTGGACCTGGCTCCTGCACTGAAAGCCGATTCATGATGAGCGACTTACCGCTATCAACGCCAAGCGTGAAGAGCGTTGCCTTCATCGCGTTGCTCTTCGTCGGCGTGTTGATGAACGGAACACCGATGCCGCCGCGCCCCTTCACAGAGAAGACGCGCATCCGCTCGCGAGCCTTTGTGTATTGATAGACATTCGTTGTGTAGGTACCGTCACCAGAGTCGACGCAGGCACAAGCAACTGCAACGTTGACGCCGTTCGGCATCGAATGCTGACGCTGTAGGACCGCATCGAGCTGCTGCCAAGTTCGCGGATCATCCGGACGGCCATAAAGCACTCGGTGCTCAATGCCCCAACACTCTCGACCAACGCCCCATCCGTAGACCGTGCATTCCAGTCGGTCATGCTGAACGTCGATGCCGGCTGTCAGAAGCAAGACGCCTTCCGGGAGGACGCCGTTTGCCGGATAGCTTTCGCGCCGGTTGTACAACTGCTCCCAGTTGTCGGCATCTGGGTTGATTTCTTCCCATGCCTCACCGAGCTTCAGGTTCACAAATTCCATCAAACCGTGTTTGTCGCGGTTGTGGTTCACGGAAACGAACTCCTCCACCAGGTCGTGCAAATTGACCCAAGGCGAATAGAGCGCGTTGACGTGATAGCCCTTGATCTTGCTGCCCGGGTTCGTTGCAATCCAACGTCCGCTCTGCAGCAGCTTCGGGTCGGGCTTGTACGCGCCTCTCGTTATGCAGCCGCACTCCGGACAATGCATACTTGCCGTCATCGGCAACGCGTTCCCTTCATCATCTTTCTGCCAAGTGACGTTCGCCCATTGAAGGACGTGTTCCTCACCACAATGAGGGCACTTGACAAAAAAGCGACGTTGATCACTGCGTTCGTACCAGTCGTCGATCTTCGACGCGCCTTTGATCGTCGGCGTGCTGACAAGAATGATCTTTCTGTTCCCGAAGTTCTGCGTTCGTTGAATAGCAAGCTTCAGAGGATCGCCTTCCTTCGTCACTCCGTATCGGTCAACTTCGTCACAAAGAAGAACACGGATCGGACGAGACGCAAGACCTGCCGGTGAGTTCGCGCCGACAAGAGCAAGGTAGCCTCCCGGGAAATGCTTCATGCGAATCGTCGTGCTTGACTTTTTCGCAGAGCCGCGACCGTCCTTTCCCTCTTCGAGCTTGCCTTGCAGGCCCGGGGAGTTTTGGAACATGGGCTCGATGCGCTCCTTTGAGAAAGCCTCCGCCATTTCGACGGTCGGCTGGAGCATGAGCTGAGGAGCCGGCTCCTGGTCGGCGTAGTAGCCCATGATGTTCAGGAGCATTTCCGACTTGCCGAGCTGTGAAGAGCAACACATGACGACGATTTCCGTGCGCCTGTCCGTCGCAGAGTCCATAGGCTCCTGCAGGTAGGGCGTTCTGCTCGTTCGCCACATGCCCGCTTCAGGAGACGTACCGGAAGCGACGACGCGAAACCTGTCGGCCCACTGGCTCCCAGTCAAACGAGAGATCGGACGACAGGCTTGCGCCCACGCCTTGGACCAAATGCCCATCTCATCCCCCCTTTGCAAAGTGCGAGTCGTTGATCGTTTTCAGAAGGTCGCGGAAGATGTCCTCAAGGACTTCCTCAGCTTCGCGCTGCGTTCTGTTTTCAAGCAGCGCTGAATAACGAGTCGGGGCGGAGATCGCGAAGTTTCGGAGCATCGCTGCTGCCTCCCTCGCGTCCGCCTCAACCTCAGCAACTGCAACGTATTCACCCTTGAGCTTTTTGTACTCGAGGTCTTTGATCTTTGCGGTCGCGACCTCTTTTGCGAGCCGGGCCTTGTTGAACGCCTCGTTAACATTCAGCGCAGACGATATTTGCTTGTCGTCTTCGTCATCGCCCGTGAACACTTCCGCCGTCCTTCTGGACGTGCGGCGGCTCGCCTTTTTCTTTTCTTCAGACTTGACCAGAGCCTTGAAGGCTTTCAGGCCTTCTTCTAACGGAATCTTTCCGTCGACAAGAGGCAGCTCGCCAGTCTTGCATTTCCCGCTAACGTATGCGGCACTACGTCCGACTTGGCGTGCAAACTCTCGCATGCTGACGCCGTTCGCCATGCCAACACCTCGTTATTTGTTTGTTGATTCCATCTTCACGCGTTCGCGCTCTCGCTTCAATACCGGCAGGCACCGGCAAGCGTAAAGCGTTCACGGAAAGCGTAAAGTGAAATGTTCATGAACACCCTTTTGAAATTTGCATCTAGACCGTTTTCGGGGCTCGTCCGACCCGCAGACCTCAAAAAGCCCCGGGAGGACCCAAGCTCTCTCCGTCGCTCATTCGACGCCCCATCACTGAGCGGGCTGAGGCTGAGGTTGAGCCTGCACAGGCGCCTGGCTCTTGTCATCAGTGACAGCATCGTAGACAGCATTGCCTGCCATCGATCCTGCGAACGATCCGGCAACAGTAGACCAGAAGCCACTGTTGGAAGATGCCGGCACCTGATTCACAGTCTGGTTGATGACGGTCGTGTTCTTCTTCACAACGGTCGTGCGCTTCGGTGCATAGCTCTTCGTGGGAGCAGGACGTGAGAACGAACGACCGCCGCTGAACCCACGACCACCTCGTGCTTCAGCTGCTGTAGAAACGAAAAAGGCGACCGCAATGGCCGCCACAATAGCTTTCTTCATAGGTAACCCAAGGTGTTAGAGAGGGCGAGGATTTCTCCCCGCCCCGACCTCGGAGCAAACTGCCCTAAGGTAGCGAAAAGGTAACCGCGCGGAGTGAGCTTCCTGGGGACAATCCGTCCCCGGCTAGGCTTGCGCGGTGTTGTAAACGAAAAAAAGCCCGCAGTTCATCACCACGGGCTCAATTACATCTTAACTCAAGCGGGCATCAGCTCTGAAACCCTACGCAAAAAGGCATGCCGTTTTTGAAAGATACACGTACCCCCGAAAACGGCCCCGCTGATCACACAGCTTCAAATTGTTACTGCTGAGTATAACTCATTTTGGTGGCATGCCTTCGATTTTGAGCAGATTGTTTCGAATCATCTTTCTACCCATCTCCACCAGGCCATCAAACTCCCGCTCATGGAGATTGATGCGGTGATACTTCCTCAGGATGCGCTTCAGGTCCATGAAAGGCACGTTGAAGGCGTATGCAACACCGACAACCATCTTCGCCTTTCTGTAGCGCTCTGGTGCAACCGGGAGTCGTTCCCACGCCCTTTGCACAAGCAGGGCATCGCTGACATCCACCGGCGGCGGTCCGTCATGCCGTTCGACCGGCGCGTCATTGTCTTTCTCATCGTTCGGCACGGCTTCCATGAAGGCACAGAGCGGAGAGCGTCCCTGTCGCTTCGGGGCTTGGTTCCACCGTCCCCAGTTGATCAGACGGTCTTCGAGAATCTTTTCTTCAGCGTTCATGTTCCTCTTCCCATTCGTCACGACAAGCGGCACAACACCAGCGTCGAACGTTTTTCACTCCATTCGCGGATGCGGGCACTCTCTCAATGACCTTTCCGCAGTTCAAACACAGGCTCACGAGAACCGGACTCGGTCCCTCGGGCTTTCTCTCCTCAATTGCCGCGCGCATGATCCACTCATCGCTTCTGGCGGCTCGGTCTGCATCATCCATGCTTCACCTCGTCAATAAAAACTTTTACACCCGGCTCGGGTCCGTACGCCTTTCTGGTCCGGCTGTCGATCACCTGCGAGTCGTCTTCAAACACGATGCCGTTCATGCCGTCAAGAATCGCCTTCTGCACGTTGTCAAGGTCCGGCTTTGAGACGTGATGGTCGACACCCTGCAAAGCCGCCAGACGGCGTTTTTTCGACCACGATGCGGGTACAGGGAACACAGCGAGAATGTCAACGCGCACTGCGTTCGGTTTTTCGATCTTTCTTTTGCCGACCATGGCTTCCCTTGCTCTTGCCGTCACAAGAGCCTCGTATTGACGCGTCTTGGTCGGTGTGAACGTATGCCCAGTGCGCGTGAAGCGCGGGCGTCCTTTGGGGACCGGAGCCCCCTCAATCGTGAAACTAATCATTTGTCCTTTCTCCTCAGTCCGTCGTAATAGCCCTGCACGAATGCGGCTCTCTTCTTCGGATTCATCCGAGCCGTCAAGCTCTGGTACTTCGCCATCGACTCACCGCGTAGTGCGGCAGATCGTCCGAGGCGGTATTCGTCACTTTCTTTCATGACTCCTCCTTTTTCTGTTCCCCGTGAGATGATTGATGCTGTGTTCCCCAACACGTCCATCAACCAACCCACGGAGAAAAACATGCTTGAGTTCCTTTCTTCGTTAATCGCTTCGCTCATTGGTCCGGTCATCAGTCGAATTCCGAACAAAGCGGAGCTGCCCTATGCCAGCGTCGTCAAATACGACTCTCGTGGTGATCGACTTGCTCTTCTCGTGAAGGTCTTTCCTGGCAGCGTCCCAACGATCCTCACGAGCCTGGAAGCTAAAGAAGTCCTCATCTTCGAGGTTGACTTTGGTCGAAAAGGTCGCAAGCCTTGCAATCCACCTTCCAAAAGCGTCAATCTCGACATCGTTTGCGGGAAAACGTCGCATCCGTTCTACTTCTGGATCACGACCGAACAAGCCTGCGTAATTGATGAAGTCAACTTCGTCATCCGTACAAACCACCTTTTTCAGAAGCTCAAGTTCTCGTTCAAGCCCCTCAACGCGAAACCGTAAGTCCCTGACCTTTACCCAAAGCGCGGCAATCGCACAGCTCGAGATGGCGAATAAACCCAAACCAATGTCCACACCTATCTCCTTGTTAAAAATCGACGTCGTTCTTCCGCATGCTCGGCCACGAGAGCCGGATGAACTTGCACGTTTCTTTGAGCCGGTCGTACTCCTGCTCTCCTATCGCGGTCTTCAAGAGCGCCATGTCGGCGTTGGTGATCCAGATGGTCGGAAGCTGAGTGTCGTAGCGGGCATACAAGACCTCTGAGAGGACTTCCTTTGTGATCGGCTTCGCGTCTTCCTTTGCGACCTCGTCGACGACAAGCAGCGGACAAGTTTTGTAGGCTCTTTTCACATCTGCGGTCGTCTTACCCGGCTCTCGGCAGCCCCAGGAGTCGGCAACCCTCTGCCCCATCTCATGCGCCGTCGTGTAGATGCCTGCACACTTGCTCAACAGCTCCTGAAGCACCGCACACGCCAGATGGGTCTTGCCGGTCCCGCATTCGCCGATGAAAACCATCCCTATGCCGGACTGGCGAAGCGCGTCGAACTTTGTGATGTAGGACTCGGCGATCTTGAGCACCTTCGCTTTCTGGTCGTTCCCATCGGTTCTGAAGGATGCAAGCGTTCTGGATCGGTACTTGGTCGGGATGGCCGTTCGGTCCAGCGTCTGCTCATACGCGCGGCGCTTTTCAAGCTCTTCGCGTTCCCTGCGCTCGCGCACTTCAGCTTCCTGCTGCTTTTGCAACTGGATCGCTCGGCACTTCGGACATCCGCTCGCGTTCTTGAGCTCTCCTTTCAGGTAGGTCAGATGCGAGATATACCGACCATGCTCTGGGCATACCCGCTCCTCTTCACCCTCGGCAAAGCCCAACAGGCCGACCAAGCCTTCTGCTTTTTTCATGTTGTTTCCCTCAATCCACGATGATCGTTACGCCGTCGTCAGCGAGTTTTTCGGTTCTGCCTTCACCTCGGCAGCAGGCCTGCAGCCGTTCTCGGTATTCAGCCGTCTGGGTGATGTTCTTCGCATTTTTAAAGCTCCGTACAGATGCCTTCATCAGGTGCCCTTTCATCCAATCTGGACCGCTATGCAATTTGCGAACATTGGACTGCCAGGTGCGTTTCCAGTCCGCCGATAACGGGTCTTTAGCCTTCACCTGCCAGTAGTCCTTGAAATCCTCCCAAGCCTTATCCGGGTCGATTTCAGGTGCAACCTTTGCGCAGTATTCACGCCAGTCATCAGGAAGCACTTCAATCGTTAGACGAGTGCGCTTCGATCGAGAAGCTTTCTCTTGACTATTCTGTTTTTGCTCATCCTGATCGTCATCAAGCGGCGGGGGAGGCTCGCAAGCGGCAATATCCTGCTCCTGCTCCTGCTCCTGCTCCTGTTCCTGTTCCTGGATGTTCGATGCCCTCGACATGGCATCCCTGATGGCATCCTTTAAGGCATCCGGAATGCCTTTCTTCATGCCGTCTGAAAGACTGTCTAAGAAGGGCTTTAAGCGCCGGAGACTCTCATCACGCAACGGGCACTCCGGCATCAGATCAATCAACTCCCCCCATGACGCGAGCGAATTCGGTCCATTGGGCGGGTTGTACTTAAGAAAGTTCGGAGCAACCATCAGCCCTGCCTTCACGTCTACCATCAGCATCCCCATCTGGCATGCCTCTTCGATGGCATCGGACATGGCATCGGTTTGCCATCCGAGTTCGTACGCCAGTGCCACCGGTCGTGATCTGAGCATGCCTAGAGGCGTGGTATCTGGATGTGTCAGCACCAGGAAGAACGCCAACTTCGCGTTGTCAGAAAGAGAGCGAAACTTTTGGTCGTTCCAGATGCGAACGTCAATTTTTCGATAGCGGGCCATAGCAGCGTCTCACTCAGAAATCGAGCGCGATCTTTTCGCGCATGATTGGGAGATTCGCGAACTTCTCCCGCAAAAACATGAAGTACCCGCGCGAAATACCTTCAGTCTTCCACTCGGAGGCCGACGACGGAGTTACGCCACAAATGCGAGCGACCGCACTGGTCCCACCAAGTTCGTCAATTACGCGAGCGCTGAAAGCGGGATCGAGTCTTTTTTGCTTCTTCAGTTTCTTCTGCCTCATATTCATTCCGGTGTAACGAAGTTAACCTACCGCCGAAGTATACGGCATACCGTAATAGACAAGCAAGCCAGTTGGCAGTTATATTTCAGGCATGCCGAAACATTTAATGGAGTTTCAAATGGGGACGCTCGCAGAACGTGTGGCGGAAGCCCTAGAGCAAGCTCAGGCAACCGCCCCTTACAAAAACAAGGCTGGTCTCGCAAAACATTGCGGAATCCGCCCTTCTTCAGTAACTGACTGGTTTTCTGGTAAGACAAAGACAATCGGATACAAGCACGCGATCCTTGCCGCAGAATATTTGCAAGTAAGCGCGTCGTGGCTCGCAGACGGGACAGGAGACATGAAGTCTCCATCTGTAAGGGCTTATGAAGGAATAGAAAACAGCGACACCCTCGCCGACTCGGAGTTCGTCATCATCCCGCAATACCATGTTCAAGCCTCTGCCGGTCCCGGTAACGAAAATGAAATCCTCTTTGAGGAAGTAAAAAGCCCCGAAGGTGGCTTCATAAAGCCTCGCTCCTGGTTCCAAACACACCTCATCAACCCCGACAACTGCAAAACGTTCCTAGTGCACGGCGACAGCATGGAGCCGTATCTTTGGGACGGAGACAAAATACTTGTTGACTGTTCACCAGGGGACATCATCAGTGGAAAGGTCTACGTCTTCATGATCAACGGGAAGATGCGCGTAAAAGTGTTGCGCCCGCTCATCAACGGACTTCTGATACGCTCCTTCAATCCCGAAATACCAGACGAAAGGCTCACCGCAAACGATCTGGAGACATTCAAGCTCATCGGTCGCGTAAGAGACCGCGCCGGCCACAGCTGGCTCTAAATAAATCCTTCTTCCAAACCAAGCCCGCACCTCGCGGGCTTTTTTTTTCGGCATACCTTGATCTAACGCAAAGATGCAACGGAATGCCGAAACCTCGACTTGCCTCCGCAATACGGTATACCGTAATATTCAAATTACGGAATGCACAACAATGTCTTCGACTTGCCGTACATTCCGCCCGAGGTGTAACGCCACGGGGAGACATGAAAACGCGGACGCGTGGTGGCAGGTGTTGAGAAGCACGGAGCGGCGGACGTAGCGAATTCAGCCTTTTCAAGGCCATGACGGGAAGACCGGGTTTTCGCAGAAAGTCGATCTAAACGCCTTCGCATGAGGGCTTTTAGATCGGTTTTCTAATAGCAACTGAGCACCGAAGGAAAACATCATGACGAACGAAGAACTTCACCTTATCAAGCGCGCCCTCGCGGCCATCAACACCGTCGGCCACTTGGCACAGAATGACTTTAACCTGTTTCCGATTGATGCCGCCGACGAACGAGTGCTTAACATCCTCAAGGAAAGCGTCGAAAGGCACATCGCCTGGCTTCAGGACGCGAAGGCAGATATTGAGAAGGCCATCGAAAAGGCCAGCAAGTAACAACTATGAGAGGAGGCACCCCTCCTCCTCAAAGATCACGGCCGTCTCGCGGGCACGCGGGACGGCTTACCAGAAAAACAGGGAAGCGCGTTCAATCTGCGCTATGGCACGGTGCCTCTGGATCTTGTCGAAGCGTTTCTTCAAGTGCAGCGACCTCTGTAAGCCCAGACTCATGATGAGTCAACTGGAAATACAGAGCTTTCAGATATAGAGAGTCATGAGCGGCCAGATCGAACTGACAAGCCTCATCTGAGCCCATCTCGACTGGTCCAGCCACAACGATCTGCCTTGACAGAATCAAAGCCTTGATCAGCTCGAATGCTTCCTGGTTAGAGAATTTTTTTAACATCTTTCACCTTTCAGTGTGAGTTAAAGGAATGCCGAACTGGACGAGCCCGGCCTTCTAATGATCGCACTGAAAGGTGGCCCACTCAAGTTTCTTCATCGAGGCAAGCTGAGTGGGCTTTTTATTTGGAGAACACCATGACCGGCAATGAATTTGACGTCAGGCTTGCGCATTACCTCCGCTCACAAGGCCGCGAGACCTGCGGCGAGAACGATGTGCATGAGTTCGCGCTCATGAGCATCAAGAATGCTTCAGACCTCGCCTTCTACATGAAGACCGAGCCGACGGTGATCTACTGCTCAGCCGCTGAAAAGTACGAGCAGGTCGCCTGCAACGTCCAGTGCGTCCTGGACGAACTTCCGTAACGACTTCGAGGGCAAACGGCTTGACGCAGATATGAGCCGGTTCGTTCCTGTCGCACTTTGCCGCGACACTCCGACGAATCACAAAGCCGGGGCATCTGCAGACGAGAGGCTTTTGCGTTCACCTCGGCTCCCTCACCCACCACAAACCCAAAAGACATTCACGCGCCCTTGCCCGTGCCATCACGAGCCGGCAGTTCTTCCGAGCGAGGGCGTCTGAATGTCTTTTCTTTTTTCGGAGGCGTCATGAAGCGCGTCATTTCTTATCTCGAAGAGCTTGCCCGCCGCACTTACTTCGGCACGGACGGCACTGAGGCCCACCGCGCCGGATTCGTCGGGTCCCTCATCGAGGGCCTTGAAGGCATTCTCGGATTCTTCGGCCTCGTGATCATGCCGGCAATGGCTGCGGCCACTCTCTACCACTGGATTTTTGACTAAGGAGATCGGCATGGCATGGAACTACCCAGACGGCTGCGGCCCCGACGACTACGAACGCTGGTTCGGCCCCGATCCTGACGAAGAAGACGACGACGAAGAAGGTTACGACGAAGAGGACGAGGACGAAGGCGAGGTGCTCGAATGAAGGCAGAACCGCGCAAAAACCTGAGACCGCGCGAAATCGAGTACCTCACGCTCGTTGCGAAAGGTCTCAGACGACGCGAAATCGCCGAAAAGATGGGCATCGCGATAACGACCGTCAAGTACTACCACAAGGAAATGATGAGCGTGCTTTGCGCGAGAACTGCCGCAGAAGCAGTCTACAAAGCTTTTCAACGCGGGATTTTCAAGGTAACCCAATGAGCTACTCAGACCCAGTCAAGACGATTGACCACATCCCCCAGGATTTCGACATGAAACGAATTACTCGAAAGCGACCGCTCGAGCAGCGGCGCGCAGCAAAGCAGGCTCGGCAGAACGTCGAGCCTTTTTCGTGTGAACGACCCTCGCTGATCTGGAAGGTCGTTGTTCTCGCAGGAGCGCTCGCAATTGTTGCGGCAGCGATCTTTCAAGGAGTTTTGAATGACAGCAATTAAGACTGCAGAGATGGAACGCGATGCCTGGCTACAAGAACGTAGCAAGGGCATCGGCGGTTCAGACGTTGCAACCGTCCTCGGCCTCAACCCTTACAAGACGCCGCTGAGCTTGTGGGAAGAGAAGACTGGCAAGACCAAAAGCTCACCGGCAGGCGAAGCAGCCTACTGGGGAACCACGCTTGAAGATGTGGTTGCGAAAGAGTTCAGCAAGCGCACCGGCATGAAAATTCAGCGCGTGAACTTCCTTCTTTCGACCGGCGAAGACGGGTGGATGCGCGGCAACATCGACCGGGCGATCGTCAACGAGCAGATTGCTAAGACGGTCCGCGTCCACAAGCCCGAAAAGGCAGCCGAAACAGGCCTCATGCTTTCGACCGACGTTGGCCTTGAATGCAAAACCGCCAACGCCTTCATGGCTGACAAGTGGGGACCCTCGCAGGAAGCTGAGATCGTGTCTGGCAAGGTCGTCACGGAGCACCAGATACCTCTCTACTACGAAACGCAGATTCAGTGGTACATGGCGGTGACGGGCATCAAGAAGTTCTATGTCGCTGTTCTCATTGGTGGCCAAGACTTCCGCATGTACGAAGTACAGCGTGATGAGGACGTGATCAAAGCCATCGTCGAAAAGTGCCGCGTCTTCTGGTTTGAAAAGGTCCTTGCTGATGTTGCTCCCGATCCCATCAACGTCGACGACATCAAGAAGCTCTATTCCCGCGACAACGGCGAGCTGAAAGAAGCCAGTAACGATGAAGCAGCCGACATCGGTGAACTCCGAACGATCAAAGAACAGATCAAAGAGCTTCAGGAGCAAGAGAAGGCCGTCGCCTCTCGGGTGATCCTCGCCATTGGTGAAAAGACCGGTCTCACGATCGGCGGTCAAAAGGCCGTCACCTACAAGGCTCAGAACAGCTCTCGCTTCTCCTCCACCGCCTTCAAAAAAGAACACCCTGACCTGTACGCAGATTTCGTACAGACCACCTCCACCCGAATCCTTCGACTCGCTTAAAAAGGAAACTCATGTCAACTACTGACGTTCTCAAATCGCAGGTTGCTCCTGCCGCCGCACAGACTGCTGTCGTCCAAGCCGCAAAGAATCCGACGACGCTTCTCGGAATGATCCGACAGCCGAACTTCCAGAAGCAGATGGCACTCGCCATGCCCAAGAGCATGACGCCCGACCGTCTGACGCGCATCGTGATGACCGAGTGCAGGAAGACCCCGGCGCTTCTCAAGTGCGCACCTGAGTCCTTCTACGGCGCCGTCCTCCAGTGCGCTGCCCTTGGCCTTGAGCCCGGCTCCGCGCTCGGGCATTGCTACCTACTCCCCTTCGGCAACGGAAAGGACAAACAAGGCCGTCCGAACGCGCAGTTGATTATCGGCTACCGAGGAATGATCGACCTCGCACGTCGTTCAGGCCAAATCGTAAGCCTGCAAGCCTACTGCGTGCACGAACAGGACACCTTCAACTACAAGCTCGGCCTTGACCCGGACATCGAGCACATTCCTGCGTCGGTTGCGGATCGAGGAAAGGTCACTCACGTCTATGCCGTCGCCAAACTCAAAGGCGGTGGCGTCCAGTTCGAAGTGATGAGCCGCGCAGAGATCGAGAAGGTCCGCACCTCCTCGAAGGCTGGCAACTCCGGCCCGTGGTCCTCCCACTGGGAGGAGATGGCCAAGAAGACCGTCATCCGCCGCCTGTTCAAGTACCTGCCGGTGAGCATCGAAGCCGTCCGCGCCGTCGAGATCGACGAGAAGACTGACCGAGGCGAGGCAACGACGGACCAGGACTTCCTCGATGCAGAGTTCATCGAGAAAGGCGACGTGAACGACGCCGAGTATATCGACGACGCAGTCAACGAAAACAATTAACCCACCATCTCAACAAGGAGAAAATCATGCTTAAAGCCAAATCCTCTGAAATCATCCAGTCCGCTCTGTTCGACATCAACAATCAGTATGACAACCAGATCGACGACATCGACACTTCTCTCCTCGTCGAATCTGCTCTCTTGATCGCCTTCGAAAGCCACAAAAGCGAACACAAGGAAGTCCTCCAGAATATCGCCCATTCCGTCTGCAACTACGCACTCACAATCGAGCGCGCCAAAATCGAAAGCGACGAAATCAGTGCTCTGATGTTTGCTTATGACGACACTGAAGAAACCGCTGAAGAAAGCGAGGAAACCGTCGACAAACCCGTCGCTGAAACGGTGCCCGCCGAACAGACGACCGCGTTTGATCCAGAAGCGTTGAAAAAGATCGCCGGTACGTCAATGACTGTTGAAGACAACGGCGACATTCGCTTGAGCTTCAAGCACCAGTAACCCACTCATGCCCCGCTTCGTGCGGGGCTTTCCGTAAGGAGGACGAAGCATGACGCAATGGAAAAACTTCCCAGACACGACGCCGCCGCGCGGCTTGCCGCTCAGGCTCGAAGTCAAAGAAAAGGATCAAAACACTGGCACGCCGGAACCCTACTACGGCAAGACCCTTTTTCAGGGGTTTGCGGTTTTCGACGGCCAAGACTTCATCCCGTTCGGCTCGTTCCACCGGCTGCCGATTTTTTGGGACGGCCGGCTAAACGCCTTTGGGCATAAGGATGTGACCGCCAGATACGCTCTGTGGGAGACCGAAGAATGAGCCAGACAGTAAAAATTGATGAGGCCGCTCAGGCCGCGATTGCCGAGATCGTCGGCATGCCATGGGTAAAGGAATACTACGACAACACGCTTGACGAGGATCGCGACTTTCTAGCGCTTATCGAAAGGCACGGGGCCTCTGTAAGAGTCCTAGTCAAAGAAGGGGGCTATATCGCCGACATTTGGCACTTCGAAGCCGAGCAAATCGGCCAAGCGATTCTGCGTGCGTCGACGGACGCAAAGGCTTTCCAGAAGGCTCAAACGGAGTGGGCAGGGGTACAGATGCAGCGCCTCAACTGCGAAATTACTGGCTCTCAGAATATGTGGGGCTACGGATTCTACGTGAACGGCAGGCATTATGAAGTCAACTTCACGACGAACGAGAAAGCCCGCACCTGCATCATCTTGAACCAAGCAGCAAAACCGATCTTTCAGAAAGTGACCGATGACGTGAGCAAGGTTTCGCAAGACGATGCTGCACTCGTGCTCAAGACGTTCCTGCTATCGAAGATCAAGGAGGACGAGGAATGAACCCGCAAACCATCAATGCGATGGAGATCGTAATGCTGACGATCTTCGTCGTCCTTCGCATAGCAGGCACTTGCTTCATCGTCTGGGCGCTCGCGACGTCAGGCATAACCGTCGGGTACAAGACGATCCTCATCGCACTGGCACTTCTTGTCGGACTTGGTTTCGGTCTCAAGTACCAAAACCCGAATGCACCGTGCGATCCGCAACACTGCATTTTCAAGGAAAACAAGGAATGAAAGCCAAGAAAAAGCGGACAAAGAAATACAACCCGAAGAAACACAGCATCGGCTACCTCGACATGCTCGACATATCAGCGAACAAGGGGCTTTCAGACCGCTCCGCGAAAAACATCGAGCTCGACTACCGCATTCACCTGCAGTCCTTCAGAACGGAGCCCACGTATGAATCGTGGGCTTATTTGATTGGGCTTCTACTTCTAGCTGACCGCCTGTCCTACGACCTCGAAGAAGGCGAAGAGTTCAGACGTGAGATTGAGCCGGCATGGCGCCAAGTCGATGCGGCCTGGCGCATCTGGCAAGAGAAGCACGTGATCGCGAAAGAAAACCTGCTGCAAGCCGAAGCCCTGCTGCCGAACCTTATCGAGCTATTCAAGGGCTTCTCCTACAAAGAGATGGACCAGGCGCTTCACTACGTCATGAAGCACCCCCTGAAGCCTGTCCGCGTCATGAAAGAGGAAGGACTGATCGAATGAAGTACCGAGTGCGCGATGAAAAAGCGCGAAGAAAACTAGAAACGCTGTCCGGTGGCAAATTCCACGAGCGTCTGAACAAGTATGCAGCCTCCTTTGCGGATGCTCACAAAGCCGGTCGTGTGACGGACGAGGAGTTTGCCGAGGGCATCACGGTCGGCATCTGGATAGGCGCCTGCCTCGCGCACGTCCGAATCGAGTGGCAGGACATTGAAGAGATCAAGGAGCAGCAATGAACAAACATGACAACGAACAATGGCGCTCCTTTAAGAAAGAGCGCCCGGAACGCGGGCACTACCAGATCAGCCTCGTCCCTCGTGACGGCCACAAAGGATTCTGCATGTACGCGTACTTCAACGGACGGGACTGGTTCGACGAGCACAATCGACAGCTGGACGTCAGCAGGTATCAGCTTTCTTTCCGTCCTTGGTGTGAGGACTACGAAGAATGATCGACGCAGAACTGAAAGACATTGCCAGACACTACGGGCGAGACCATCAGACGCTCAAGGCTGCCGAAGAGTTCGGAGAGGCTGCAACTGCGGCTTCACGTCTTGCGCTCGCACGACAGGCTGAAGCATCCGGCGGCAAGTACCGGTGCATCACCGTGCTTGAAAACG